GTTTGTTAGAGATAAACTGGAACTCTATGGAACCGAATAAAGAGCTAGAACAAGCAATTGAAAACAAATTTTTAACACCATCTAAATTTGCGTTGGAAATTGAAAAAATCGTTGCTGAGGAAAAATTAAATTACATTGATGCTATTGTTCACTATTGCGAAATCAATAGTCTTGAGGTAGAATCTGTGACGAAACTTGTATCCAAACCACTGAAAGAAAAACTGAAGTGGGATGCTACAAGACTAAACTTTATGAAAAGAACTTCTAGAGCAAAATTACCGTTATGATTTCTCGTGATGAACTAATGCATCATCGTCTTCAGGCTTGGTTACGAGAAAACCAATCTGAAGATTTAACATATCTTGGGTATTATGAAGATACTCTTGGTCAACTTAAATATTGGTATAAAATTGCCGATTATGAGGTGTCTGTAGATTGTATTGAAGATCTTGAACTGGTAGAAGATGAAAGTGACTCCCTTTGAAACGTATCAACATTATCTCTCACTCAAAAATCATTTTACAAACCCAAAATACGATTTCTTTAAGTATGGTGCGAAGACCCGTGCGAGTATAACCTCTTTCAATAAGAGAAAGGATAAGTATTGGTTTGAAAAAACCTCGCGTAAATATAGTGATGATGAAATTATAGATTTTCTTGTATCCAATTTCACTGCCACCGATAACCCACAAAACCTATGGATTGGAGAAATTATCAATTCTGGCGAAAGAAATTACGCCGAGTGGATGAAAAGACAACAGAGTTTGACATACTTATTCACAGAACAAAGCAACGAATTGTTCTCGGAGAACAAATTAGACGATGTTTTCAACTGTTCGAAAGGACATCCACCAGTTCTAAAAATGTTCCTGGGCGGGAAAATTTCCCTAGAAACCCTAGTGATATATGATAAAATATTCCTATTCAGGAATAAGTTTGATAAGAAACTTTTAGACCCAGTGTGGGAGTCCGTAAGTCTTAAACTTAAAAAGTATAATTCATTCATAAATATTGATATATTCAAGTTTAAAAAGATTTTGCGGGAAATTGTAAATGAGTGAGTTCTTTCAGTCTGATATTATTCAAGACGAACTAAATGAAATCAATAAAATTCAAGAGAAAATCTACGGGAGTCTTTTGAGTTTTGGTTCCATGTCACGCGAAGAAAAACTTGAACATATTGATTTGCTAACAGACTTGCTCGAAAAGCAGCAAGTGATGTATACTAGGTTATCTCTTTCGGACGACCCTCAAGCGGTTGAGATGAAAGAGAACCTACGCAAGTCAGTTGCCATGATGGGATTCCCAGCAGGAACTGACATGCAATCTTTATTCAGTAGTATGAACGCCACGATTAAATCTCTCAGGGATTATGTTGACGCCTGAGACTTTCCTTGTTATACTATCCGAGTAAATCACCCGAATCCAAACTAATCCGAGGTAATCCGAATGTCTTTTGCTGACCTTAAGAAGCAATCTAAACTGGGCTCTCTGACCGCCAAACTGGTCAAGGAAGTCGAAAAAATGAACAGTTCAAGTAGTTCTGGAGATGATCGTCTCTGGAAACTTGAGTGCGATAAGAGTGGAAATGGATATGCCGTTATCCGTTTCCTGCCTGCCCCTAACGGCGAAGATCTGCCGTTTGTCAAACTTTATTCTCATGCCTTCCAAGGACCTGGTGGTTGGTATATTGAGAATTCCCTGACCACTCTGGGTCAGAAGGATCCTGTTTCTGAATACAACACGATGCTGTGGAACAACGGCACCGATGCTGGTAAAGATCAGGCACGCAAGCAAAAGCGTAAACTGACTTATGTTGCTAACATCTATGTGGTGAAGGATCCTGCCAATCCTCAGAACGAGGGTAAAGTTATGCTTTATAAATTTGGCAAGAAGATCTTTGACAAACTCACTGCTGCCATGCAACCTGAGTTTGAGGATGAAGAGTCAATTGATCCGTTTGATTTCTGGCAGGGTGCCAATTTTAAACTGAAGGCAAAGAATGTTGCTGGTTATCGCAACTATGACTCTTCTGAGTTTGCCAGACCTGATGCTCTCCTGGATGACGATGATGCCATGGAGGCAATCTGGAAGAAAGAATACTCTCTTGAAGAGTTTATTGCTGCAGATCAATTCAAGTCTTATGATGATCTGAAGAAGCGCCTTGATTATGTTCTTGGAATCAAAGGAACTCCTAAGTTCCAAGATCAAGAATCTGTTGAAGAGGAAGAAGAATTCCGTCAACAAAACCGTGCTTCGGAACCAGTTCCTCAGACTTTAAAGGATGAACTTGATAGTCTGACTCCTTCATCTTCTTCGTATGATGAAGATGATGATACTCTCAGTTACTTTGCAAACCTTGCTAACTGAACACTGGGGAGACTTCGGTCTCCCTTTTTTATGCCCCGATTACTTTTGTATTTTCTGTTCTGATTAAAGTGTCATTAACATATTCCGAAGAACGATCATAGAGCATGATTTCTCTCATATCATTTAAAAACTGTTGTAGATATGATCGTCTGAGCAAATAAATTGAAGATTTTTCTTGATTTTTTCTGACTTCATAATCATAATTTGTAATACTTATCACAGGGTTGATAGTGGTCGCGACATTATCTGGATTTGGAATTGTGAAATCGGAGTCAACCACTTTTCCTGCAGGAAGAATTAATCTTCCGATTGAATCCTTTACTTCTGTGGTTTCATAATGATGTGGAGAAGTCAATCCTGCAATACCGTATTTTTTCTCTGCGAGATTATAGAGATCACGATTTGATAGAGGCCATTCATTTCTCACATTGATAATACCTGCTGTCATTAATACAACCCAATCAAATTCTGCATTTCCATAAAACTCTTCGGCAACAGTATCTGGTCTGGCACCTTCCATAATTTCATACTTATTGAAAATTGTAAAAGAGTTTTGTAAGTCATCACGCAACTTATTTCTTCTGAATAAGTTTTTGACTCTTATGTAATCCCCTGTCGAGAGAGTATCAGATAAAAAAGACTGATAATCTATTTCTGGTAGTTCTCTAAAGTAACCCATTTTTAGTAACCTACTGTTCCTGGATCTTGTCCTGGTGCGTATGGACCAGTGTATGAAACTTGATCTCCTTCATAATCAATATCATAGATTGGTTCAATTTCTTTAAATGTTAAATCCATCAAAATTGAAACTGGGGTTCCATCACTATAAGTTGCATAAGTTCCATCAGCAGTGTATGTGACATTTATACTTTCTAAGAAGCATTGTTTAAATTTATGTAAGAATTGATGGTTTACGTTTCCAGAACGATATCTCAATTCAAATACATTTGGTGTTTTTAAAAACGTTGTGTTATTTGCATTATCTCCTATATCATTTGGAGTGTTTCTTATATTGGTTCCTTTTACCTTTGGAGCCATATTTTTTTTAAGACATCTTATTAATCTTTTTACTTCTAAACTTTCGTCTCCATTTCTAGGAGTCATTTTAAATTTAAATCTGAATGTTCTCAGTGTCGGTCCACTGAACAGGAGTTCCATGTTCGGATTTAAAATTTCACCTTGCTGTCTTGCTAATATTTCATCTGCAGTAACATTTGCCCCAAGTATTCCGATTGCTTTTGATGCCAGTGATCTTGTTACGAATCCTTGACCACCTGCAAGTCCACCAACAGAATTCACTGTATTTTGCACTAGGCCTAATGCAGCACTACCTAAAGCGGTTCCAAAATCTTTACCCGATCCCAATGCTTTTCCAGATTCCATAACATCTATAACTCCACCAAGTGCAGCACCGGCAATAGAATTTAAATTTGATGACTTAGTGCTTATTGCATTACCATCTTGAATGTTTGATGGAATTGGTAATAATACTGTTTCGAGTCTTTTTGTTCCGTTATTTACATATCTTGTTCCTGGTTTAGATGCAAAACTTCCACTATTAGAAAGTATTGGAACATATTCCACGATATCAATTTGCAGATAATCTGTGGTTTCCGCAATCATTGTAAGTGGATATCGATAAACTTTTTTATCTGCCATTTATCTTTTTCTAACTATTTAGAAACTTGGCATAAGGAATTTCGCGAAGATCTTCAAGTTCTCCTGCATCAACTTCATACAAATTAGTTTGTATTTCTTCCCAAGTATATTTTCTATACTTTCCCCAGTGAAAGTTGATGCCAGTAAACCCAGATCCATAAACTTCTGTGCAGGCAATTAATGGGTGTAAATCATACACTATTCCTGGAGTTTTTGCTCTATAAACATAAGTATAAAACTTGCCTTCTGTAGGAATTTGAACTACAGTATCTTTGAGTGCTTCTCTTATTTTTTTCATCAAATATTCTGGTGATTCAATTCCAATTAAATCACCGATAATTCTTCTAACACGATTTGCATTATCATCAGTAGGTCTATCTTCTGGTTTCCTTATGTCTCTTCTTACACCAGAATCATATACATTAGAACCTACAGGAATATTCGGATCATTACTGTAAGTTACCTCACCAGTTTCTAGAACATAACTATATCCTTTACCGATTCTTCCACCCTTTCTAATGGTGCGTTTTGCCATTACTTGATACCTAATTCGTTTTCGGTTAGAACTTTAAATTCATATCCACGATCAAGACACCATTCTTTTG